TACGCCGTTTGAACGCTATTCTTTTGCCCGTATCAGATGGAAACAGTATGGCGCGTCTACTTGGACTTACCTTAATAACACTTATGGATTCCGCAGCGAATCCCAGCAAGCAACATTTAACTTTTTAAGGTTTGAATTTACAACAAACGAAATTAGACAAGTTGAATTTGAACCATTAACAGGATTTGAAGTAAGAAATGGGCTAAACACCGGAACAACGCTGTACGTTTTAGACACTAAAAACACGTTAAAAACGGTAACTGAAAATGGCTGCACAGTTGCTTTTAAGGGAGAAAGCGTACCTTCAACAACAGCTATTTTTGGGATAAAAGAAGCAACAGCAGACGCCAACATAAGTAACTTGTATAGATACCATTCTCAAACAACTGATCACACGCATTCCGCCCCCGTTGCAACGGCCTTTACTATTTCGCAAGGCAGCACAACGGCAACATCAATTTCAATGACTATAATTGCAAGTGACGAAGGCGATGTAAATCTTCCATTGTTTACGGGAAACTCTTTCAGTGGCACTCTTGCTGGCGTAGCAGGCACAATAACCAGAACAAGTGGCGACGTTACTTCTAACTCAGCTTTCACTTTTGTAGCTAGCGCACCACTAGCAGCAACTACAACTTTCTCTGCTGGATCTACATTTACCAACTCTGACGACAGTAGATTCCACATATACAAAGGTTTGCCAAAAGTAGACACAAATACATATATTGATGACTACGCAAAGCTTGCCGAAGCGTTTGTTTATTCTGAAATTTCATGCTCTGCCGCAAGCGGCCCAGAGCACGAGATAGTTTATATAAACGAGATCGTACCTAATGCCACCGCACCTGCATATACAGACCTTGCAATAGCCGGTATCAACATTCGTTCATCAGCCGAGTTCCAGCAGTTCAGCCAGTTTTCTGCCTATGTAACGGGAGGCCGTGAATGCACCCGGCTTTTGGGTGGAACGGGTGCCACACATCTTTTCCCAGACATTTTGTATGACCTAATGACGAATGACCGCTTTGGTGCGGGATCATTTGTCAAAAGCTACATGATTGACAGCACCGAGTTTGCGACAGCAGCGCAGTGGTGCCAAGACCGCAAATACTTTTACGACGGTGCTGTTTCTGAACCTGTCAACGTCAGGCAATGGTCAGCGGATTTAGCCGCTACGCACCTGCTGCAATTTGGCGAATCAAACGGCAAGTACTTTCTTCGCCCCGCAATATCCTTTACTGCCGTCCCAATTGCTGCTTTATTCACAGCAGGCAACATCGCAAAAGACTCGTTCAAGCTTCAATATTTTGATCCAGAAGACCGCGACCCCATACAGGTAAGTGCCCGCTACCGCGAAGAGCGCACCACTACAGACCCAACCAGCCCCGGACTATTTCCCGTGGTGCGTGAAGTACTGGTGCGGGAAGTAAGCGCATCAGCTACAGATCCAATTGAGCAGATTGACATGAGTTCTTACTGCACAAGCAGGGAACACGCAATTGACGCAGCAAAATTCATTATCCGTATGCGGCGCATACCACAACACGTCATAAGTTTCTCGACTACACATGACGGCGTGATGTCCAACATTGCCCCTGGTGATTACATCAAGGTTGCAATGGACGAAACAGAATACGACGAGTTCAACAATGGCGCAGTCACATCACAAGGTGCGTTAGTAAGTACGAAGGCACTAGCGAACGGAAGCTACGACGTAGTTGCTTGGGATGGTACGGAGAGCACACCACCAGCGGACGCGACACTTGTTGTCAGCGGCAATGGAAAAACGGCAACACCCACAGGAATCGTCTTTACCGTCAAGAATACGGGTACACAGATCCGGGTGTATCAAATTGAAAGCATTAAGTCAGGAGACGACGGGTTGTTTACGATAGAAGCAATGCACATGCCTGTTAATAGCAGCGGTGTTTTGGAAGTCGCTGACGGCTTCGACACAGCCGGTTCCTGGAACATCACCTAATCATGGCAACCACTTTTCCTAGCATTACTCCCACCGGGCGCAGGTTCACACCACCTAGGTGGCCAACGACGGAAAAAATTAGTCAGTCAGGAGTAATGTCCCGCCGTCTTTGGGGTTCACGGTCAGGCAACGCTTCTCTAGAACTAACGTTTAACAACATCTCTGATACAGACACATCCAATATTCTTTCGGCATACGAAGCGGCACAGGGGCCAATTGATGAACTAACACTGCCCACTGTTTTGTTTGCTGGAGCGGACGCCACTTTAACCACTTATTTAAATACAAGTGCTACAGGAGCAGGGTTGACGTGGCATTTTTCCGGCGGCACACCCCCTACAGTTCAGAGCGTAATTAACGGTAGGTCAAACGTTGTTGTGACGTTGAATGCAGAGCTTAGAATGACGTAGTTGTACTGTTTACTTTTCCATGGCTGTTCTAACTGGTAACAGCGCGTCCATCAGTTTTAATGGCACCGCTGTGGGCAAGTGCCGTAGCTTCAATCTGGACGTTGCTAAGGATGCGCTAGAAACGACAGTTTTAGGCGACGCTGACCGCACCTACGTCGAAGGTTTGCGTGGAGCGACTGGATCTACAACTCTGTTGTACGACCCAACCGACCCAGCGTCTGTAGCGTTTTTAGAGAGTATTTTCAGCACAGGCAGCGCAACCATCGTTCTCGATGCGGACACTACCTCCGGCAGCGGCGGCGACTTTTCTTGCACGGCGATTGTTACTCAGGTAAGCACTCCTGTTTCAGTAGGCGAAGTAACAGCCTGCAGCGTCAATTTTCAAATAACTGGAGCCGTCAGCGGTAATAGGTTCTAATGGCAATTCTTGGGACGGGCGGCAAGCTCAAACTAAAAAGGCAAGCACCCAACCCTGTTGTTGTGGGTGTGTCTAGTGCCAACGCGACCACTAACACGGTTTCGGCTGGCACAACATTTTGGAGCGGCGACAAGGTAAGGCTTAGTTCAAACCAAGGACTACCGTTTGACCTTGACGGAAGTCTGTCCGGGCCAGATTGCCCAGATGGTCATGGTGTTTACTACGGCAGTACATACTTGTTGGGCTCTAATCGGAGCCACATCACAAGCAGTACAGATCCGTTTTACTCCGGTACAGACTCAAACACGTTTTACATACGCAGTTCAGACGTAGGTCTAACGACGACACAAGACTTTTACGCCTACCTCGATCAGGTGGGGCGGCTAAGTTTTTACACATCCCGTGCGCAAGCACTTTTAGGAGACACGTCTGACCGAGTTGACATGTTCGACGTAGATTTCGGCGACCTTCAAATTCAAGCAATTGTTGCCGAAGATGACTGGTACATCCAGTCACTGCTGCGCGAATGGTCGTTGAATTTGGACGCACCAGAAGTTGACACAACGGGAGTCGGCGAAAAATTCGGCGATGCAGTCAAGAGTGTGGTTTCTGGAGGCGGAAGCCTTGACTTCATTATCGACCGCAAGGATACAGCTGACGAACAGGATCCAACAGCATTAATGAACCTGCTGTTGATGACTGAGAAAGGCTGCACAGCAGACGCTGAATTTTGGATGATCACAAATCGGACAGCAACTGCAAGCCTGTTGCCGGGTGATTTGTACTACGAAACTCAGTTGATGGTGACATCAATGGCGATCAACACGCGCCCCGATGAAGTTATTGCTGGGTCATTAAATTTTGTAACGGTTGGGGACATCTCCTTGCGTATGGGCCAAACCTAAACTGCCGAACTGCATTGCTATACTGATTTTATATGTTGGTCAGTTAGGCCGTGCCCCAGCTTATTCAAGCCGGTAACTCCGGCGCTCTTGACCACATTGACGTTACTCAAGCACAATTGCGCGAGCAATTGGCAACTGCTGTTGACTTATTCAAGCAGGTTACAGGTAACGCAAATGTAGTTGCAGGCAGCGCAGCACCGTCAGACCCTTTAACTGCCCCTTTTACTCTTTACGTCAATCCTTTTACAGGTGATGACCGCTTCATCGGTGGTTCGTTTAACGAATACGAAGCAGCAGCTGGTGCTACTGACGCAGAAAAGCTTGATGCAAAAGTAAAGCGTCTTGAGCAGCAGCGTATGGTGTGCGGCTACAGCCCGCAGCGCCCATTTAAAACCATTAACCGCGCTGTTATTGAAGCAGCGATTATTACATCTAAGAATTTTTACTCTTCATTCGACACAAAATCAGTTCTTGATACTGTCAGTATTGTTTTATCGCCGGGTGTCCATACAGTCCACAACGACCCAGGCAGCAGCAGCACTTCATTAGCCAGTTGGGGAACAGACAAAAGCCCCAGCATTGCGGAGCTAATCGCCTTTAACCCCACAAGCGGCGGTGTCCTCCTGCCCAGAGGCTGTTCGTTATGTGGACCGGACCTAAGAAAAACCACCTTACGTCCCACCTATGTTCCTGCCGTTGCGGACGAAGCAGCTGACTACAGCAACCGCGCAGCAATTTTAAAAGTCACTGGAACGGGCTATTTCTTTGGCTTTACGGCCATGGATAAGGAGGACTACACACAAAGCCACCACCTTTTGGATGCGTTCCAATTCGGCAGCCAAGCCGATCTAGATGCGTTCTACGCCAAATGCCTTAGTTCCGTAGGAACTGGTGCGGACCTTAGTGCGGCGCTGACTGTTACGGAGCTAAAGGAATATCAAATTGTTGGTCCAATTGACTCAACGCAGAGCCCAACAGAAGCTTGGGACACTACAGGTTCAGCGTCACCTTATATTTTCAACGTATCCGTACGTTCCATGTATGGACTCGGTGGTGCGTTTATGGACGGCAACCGTGTAACGGGTCTGAAGTCTATGGTGTGCGCCAACTTTACCGGCGTATCACTACAAAAAGATATGCGTTGCTGGGAGAAGTATGTATCTCCAAATTGGGTTTCAATCAGCACAAGCACGGCAAGCGCAGGCTATACCGATTACATCAATGGCGATCCTGACAACATCAGGATGGACCCCAACCGACGCAGCCGTCACATTTCAGCGGTAAACAACGCTGTTATCCAAGAAGTTAGCGTCTTTGCAATCGGTCAAGGCGTCCACCATTTTACTGATACAGGCGGCGAAATTTCGATCACTAATAGCAACAGCAACTTTGGCGGTTGCGCTGCAATTAGTAAAGGCTACAAAACCTATGCTTTCCCGTCCGACTTAAACTGGACAGTCGATTCATTAAAAGTCCCACTTAACCTGTCAGAAAAGACGGGCAACATCCGTTACATCTACCTTGGAACGATTGCGTCAGCAACCGCAAGTGCCATCACCCTGACTACAGGTTTAGCAACCACGTCAGAGAGCAGCACAATCCCGGAAGTTTTATACAGCTCTGATTACAGCTTGGCAGCTAGCACGTACATCTGGGTCGAAAACCCCACAGGAGATCCCTGGTACGCAACGCTAGATGCCGCAGCTTGGAGCAGCAGCGCAACCAACACCATCAACATTGGTGGGGCAATTTCAGGAACCGCATCTACTACTGACCCAGATGGCAACAATCTGCTACCTGGAAAGCGTGTATACATCCGCCGAGTTGTTGACACCCGCACGAGTGAGGAACGCCGCGTTTCACTGTATTTAAACAACACGGCAACAGCACGGTTGCCACAGCGCAACTTTATTCTTCAAACTGACCCCGGAAGAACAGGCGGCAGTATTTCTAGTTTGTTGGATCCTGAGGACGAAATCCTTATCATTAGCAACACAGGCACCGGACTTGCTACTGGCGGCGGCGTTGCATCAACAGCAGAAGTAACAGTGCGGCGTGGAGCGTACAGCAACACGTACACAAACAGCACGTATTACAACGTTGGCACGGTTGTCAAATACAACAATAAGCATTACCAAGCATCAAGAAGCGTTACAACTTCTAGTGCTGCGCCAGACCCCAGCATCTGGAACGAAATTTACGTTCACATGCCATCAGCTTTCAATGTGGAGGATCGCATTGACGCTGAAGGCCAGCTCATTACTATTGACAGCGACACGGACACAAACCCCAACAGCACCACGTTGGGCATTAACTGGACAACTATTTGGACAACAGCGGGAGCAGCTCAAAACGCATACCGCGCTTCTACTGACTACCAAGGAACGTATGAATTCTTGCGTGCTCTGGGATTCTCAAATGCTGCGGCACATAATGCTTTAGTTCCACAAACCGCCGGAAATAGAGTTCTTGATCCTGCAGATGCAGCGGACTTCCCGAGTGCGCCAAGCGGTGGAGCGGCAACAGGTTTAGGCAACTGGGCCGTAGAATTCCGCCGCCCGTCAATGCTGAGGTTATTTGCCCACGCATGGGAATGGGCAGGTTATCTAAACTATTCAAAAGCCTTCCCTGCAGCGCAGAAAGACCTTAGCGCCCAAAACAAATTTACTTATTACTTCACGAACGAGTTAGGTGGCCGTGTTGTTCCGCAAGGAAGCAACGAAGACGGTTTTAATGTTTCCCCTCGTGGCTTGGAGGATGTTGAGACTGGAGCGACCCTGTCTGTTGAAGGCATCGGTTCCAGTAGCGTTGATGACTTCCAAACAACATCGTTTGAGAATTTATCAGTAACAAACACTCTTACGGTTGCCAGTTTAAATGTCACGGGGACAATCCAAGGTCTGCCGGACGTAAACAACGCATCAACAACCATTACTGGCCCCGTCCAACTTGCTGGGGCTGCAGTTCTTCGTGGCACTGCAACTCCCAGCGGAACAGATGCAGAAATTGATGCTGCAATCAATGCAAATGCCGCTCCGCAAGTAGTAACGCTTAAGGGGCTAAACTACTGGAGGTCAGTGCAGGCCCCTGACAATCCCATCTTTGGAATGCTCTTCTCATGACCGCGCCTAATCTTCGCTACGCAAGTTCCATCGTTGGAAACACGGCGTACTACGAGCCGACAACAGCACTAAATACTGCTTTGGAGAATGCTGCAGCAAGCAACAAGGTATTCAAAGTAAACTCAATATTTTGCTCTAACATTACATCTGCAACACCGGCAGATATTTCCGTAGCAATTCGGCGTTCTAACGTTGACTACTATATCGCCAAGAACATCACTGTTCCTGGATCGGCTACTTTGATGCTTGGAACAAAAGAAACCTACCTTTATTTGCTTGAAGGCGACATTATCCGCGCCATCGCTTCTGCAAATACAAACCTAACCCTTGCCATTTCATACGAGGAAATTGCGTAATGTCTGGGTTTAACGGCGGTTTTATCGGCGGCAATGTTTTACCGACTGCGAGTCAAAAACAGCCTGGTATCTGGAGCTTGCAAGAAGCGTACCGTGGAAGAGTTAGTTCCACATGGCCCTCTATTGCAGTTGTTGCCGCTGGGACAGGCGGTGATGACGTTTACAACATTACGATTGGCGGCCAGCAATACGCTATACACCTGTTTTACAGCACTGGAGCGGCAAGTTTTGTTCTGACCAGCGCAAAAACAGTTGAGTACCTAATTGTTGGCGGCGGCGGTTCCGGTGGTGGTGATAGTGCCATCATAGGGGGCGGCGGTGGAGCCGGGGGCGTTCTTACTGGGTCCACAAGTTTCTCTGCAGGAACCTATTCCGTTAGTGTTGGAGCGGGCGGACTTGCCGGTGGTACAGGAAGTTCGGGTTTAAACAGTTTTTTAGATACGTTAATTGCGTATGGAGGCGGCCACGGCGCTATAGGATCTGGCACCCCAGGGAATGGCGGCTCCGGTGGCGGTGGAAGAGCCGGTGCCGGTAGCGGGGCTGGAGGAACTGGTGTCGCAGGACAAGGCAATGCAGGGGGAAGTGCCGCCGCCTCCACCGGCAGCCACGGCGGCGGCGGTGGAGCTGGAGCCGCAGGTGGAAACGGAACTGATAATGTTGGCCCTGGCGGCCCAGGCGGGATCGGTGTTTCTTCGTCAATCACCGGTATTGCGTATATGTATGGCGGTGGCGGTGGCGGAGGAGCTCGGCAGAGTGGTACCAGCGCCCAAAGTACCGCCAAGTTCAGCCCTGGTGGTGCAGGCGGCGGCGGTACTAGTGCTGGCGGCACACAGGCCAGTCCCGTTCCAGGAGAAGACGGCAGTCCGCGTACAGGTGGAGGCGGCGGCGGTGCATCTACTCAAACCGGCACAGCTGCCGGTTCTGGAGGTTCCGGCCTCGTCATTGTCCGGTACACCGTTTAGTTTTTTCTAATTGCCATGATTGATCTTTATTCTTTAAACGGCGAATCCCCCGCCCCAATGCCTTTCCGCATCATGATGCCGTCTGGTTTTACACGTACTGACCCCAGCACGTTTACAGACAGTGAAATTGCGGCTGCTGGGTATGTACCAGTCGAACAGCCCGAGTATGACGAAAGCACCCAAGCGTTGGACTGGAACGGCACGGAGTTTACGGTAGTAAACATCCCTGAATAAGGGCGTTGCTAGAATTGCTTTATGGCAATCGCACCTGGGACATACAACATCAGGCTGCAGCGCCGCGCAGATTACAGCGTGGATCTGCAGTTTAAAGATAGTACGGGCACGGGCATCGATTTAACGGGCTGGACCGTTGAAGCACAGGCTTGGGATAAGAAGCGCACGAATAAATACGCTGATTTTTCCGCTACTTATACAGACCGCACCACGGGCAAAGTTACGATTTCGCTTACAGACACGCAAACAGCAACATTTCCAAACGAAGCTTTTTACGACGTACTGCTTACAAATGGCAGCGGCTTAAAGGAATACTATTTGGAAGGTGGTTTGTACGTTAGCGAAGGGTACACAGCATGACCCAAGTCAACGTAACCACAACTGCAGCAAACACAGTAACCGTAACCACAGATGGCACGGTTGCAGTAACTGCCTCTAACGCGGGTCCGCAGGGACCATCAGGCGCTGACGGCGCTACCGGTCCTGCAGGTGCTACTGGTCCTACTGGCGCTACTGGCGCTACTGGTCCTACTGGCGCTACTGGTCCTGCAGGTGCGGACGGAGCAGATGGCGCTGACGGTGCCACTGGAGCTACTGGAGCTACTGGTGCTACTGGAGCAACAGGACCAGCAGGTGCGGACGGTGCGGATGGAGCTGACGGTGCTACCGGAGCTACTGGCCCCGCAGGTGCAGATGGCGTAGATGGAACTAACGGTACTGACGGCGTAGATGGTGCAGCGGCAACCATTGCGGTTGGAACGGTAACCACTGGCGCAGCAGGAAGCGGCGCAAGTATTACCAACAGCGGCACTTCCGCTGCAGCTGTTTTTGACTTTGCAATTCCACGCGGAGACACGGGCGCTACTGGTGCTACTGGTGCAACAGGACCGCAAGGACCGGCAGGCGCTGATGGCGCTGATGGCGCTACTGGAGCTACTGGCGCTACTGGCGCTACTGGCGCTACA